GCAATTAAGAAAAATGTCCTATTAAGGTTGCAAAAACCTAAATAATCTAGTACAATGTACAACAGTCATCCACGACAATAACTCGGAGAATAATTTGACAAACAAAAATGAAACAGGCCTGGACACAATGGCAGGCGATGGCGGATATGAAGAAGCATACTTAGGCGATCATATTCGCTTTAAAATGAAACGTGACGGTAAAAGATTTTGGGCTGGGGATAATATCAGTGAATATCTTTGGCAAGGCGATATAGAACGTTTAATCGACGAAGCAACACCAGCGTTTGAACAAGTTCTAGATAAATTACTTATTGATCGTGAGAACGATCCTAACTCAAAAGGCACAGCAAGACGTCTTGCTAAAATGTACTTTAACGAAATAATGGCAGGTAGATATGAAACAGCACCAGACGCAACAGCTTTCCCAAATGATTCGACGGACCGTTACGAAGGTATGTTGGTTGTCCGTAGCGAGCTTCGTAGTATGTGCTCTCATCATCACCAACCTGTCTCTGGTGTGGCTTATATTGGTATTATTGCTGCCAATAAACTTATTGGTTTATCTAAGTATACCCGAATCGCTCAATGGTGTGCCCGAAGAGGAACTCTCCAGGAGGAACTTTGTAACGACATTGCCCGTGAGATTAGCAAAGCTACTGAATCAGAAAACGTAGCAGTCTACATTCAAGCTACACACGGTTGCTGTGAGAATCGTGGTATTATGGCACATAGTTCGTTAACACAGACCACTGTGCTTAAAGGCACATTCAAAGACGATCCTCATACAAAGAAAGAGTTCTTTGACAATATTAAACTACAACAAGAGTTTGCACCACGATGAAATACATTACCAACAAGTTTGACAGCATTCGGTTGCCTGTGGAAGAGGGCTTGTTAGAATGGTTGCAGGAAAAGTATCCTGCATCAAAATACTTTATTAAGGAAATATAATGGATAAGTTTTTTGAATGGTTTGGTCGTCACCGTAAGACGATTGGATACACTGTCGGTGGTGTTAACTTAGGTTCTGGCATTGCCGCAATCGCCGGTGGTAGTGTTTGGCCTGGAATTGTATGGTTAGTCTTAGGTGCATCGATAATTTTAGATACAAGGATGTTCAAATGACTGTGTACGTAATCAAACCACTGGAAAAGAAAAGCATCGTTTACCATGTAGAGATGTTTCGTGAAAATCCCGACGGTAGTATTAGCTGGTTCAACATTGACGAAACATATCGTTGGGGACAGGGCTTTGTTGAAGGCGACTTGGATTGCAACCTTCCATGGGCAGGTGACGATGTTGCCTATGCTCGAACTGACTGTGGTTGGGGTTGTGAGTTTGATGATAGTTGTAGCATTGAATGGGAGTTCAGTGACGACATCGACGAAATGGAACAACAAGAACTCAAAGAACTTTACTACGAAGGTGGGGCAGGTTGGCTGTTCGATGGCGAACATGATTGGCAAGAAGAAGATACTGCTGTACATATCTATGGTCCTTACCAAATTGATTTGTGCGAAGAAGACGGTACTATTATCGAAGAAAACATTAAACTCAAACCAAGACCCAATCCTTCAACTAGTTGGCCGTTTAGTCCATCATTCCCTAAAGATAGTGAACAAGGTGGATAATATGAACTCAGTCGATATGGCTAATGATCTAATCTTTCGTGCAAGGAATCTAAATGAATTTACTGTTACTACAGAAGTTCCAGACGACTTTCGTTTTAATGGTAAGATTCCATTTGACATGCAGATTAAAGATAGTATAATAACAGCTAAGGTGTGGGCAGTCGACTTCGACGAGGCTGCAAAAAGATTAGATGATTTTTTAGGAACATGTAAATGAAATGGTTTAAAAAGATGTTGTGGCGGTGGAGCTATCAAGGTCAAGAATTAGAAGAACAAAATGCTAAAGTTTCTAGAGGATTGGCAACAGTAAGAGACTCAGAAGCCGTATGTGGTGATGAGCCTGTGTTAAACTTCAAAGTATATTCGGCAGTAGGTGGTAAGGTTGTGGAGTTTAGACGCTATGATCGCAAAAGTGATCGAAATGACTCTACCACTTACATTATTACTAATGATCAAGACTTTGGTGATCGTATCGCTAAGATTGCAACAATGGAAAAATTAAAGTTATGAGCAAAATTAAAATTGCAGAGCTGTTTTACAGCATTCAAGGTGAAGGACGCTATATGGGTGTGCCTTCTGTTTTCTTACGTACATTCGGCTGTAACTTTAAGTGTGCAGGGTTTGGTATGCCTCGTGGCGAAATGAGTCAAGAAGCAATTAATATTGATCCTACAAAATATACAGACTATAAAATGTTGCCGCTGGTTAGTACAGGCTGCGACAGCTATGCAAGTTGGGATCCACGTTTTAAAGACCTAAGTCCTATGCTTACTACAGAAGCTATTGCAGATCGCATTGCAGAGATTATTCCACACGGTGAATGGAAGGATGAGCATCTTGTTATTACAGGTGGTGAGCCTTTGTTAGGCTGGCAACGTGCTTATCCAGACTTGTTGGATCATCCCAAGATGGCAGGGTTAACAGAGATTACGTTTGAAACTAACGGCACCCAACAGTTATCGCCAGAATTTAAAGAGTATTTAAAAAAATGGCAAATAAGGGCTTGGCACAACGGTGGTCCTGTACGTGAGGTTACATTCTCAGTAAGTGCCAAACTTCCCTGTAGTGGAGAGAAGTGGGAGGATGCTATCTGTCCAGAAGTAGTATGCGAGTACGAACAAGTTGGTACAGCCTATTTGAAATTTGTTATTGCTACCGAAGATGATTTTGATGACGCAGTAACAGCTACTCTCGAATTTCGTAAGGCAGGATTTAGAGGGCATGTGTATCTAATGCCTGTAGGTGGTGTTGAAAGTGTTTACGCATGTTGAAAGTGTTTACGCATTAAACAATCGTACAGTGGCAGACTTGGCTATGAAGCATGGACTACGCTACAGTGATAGATTGCAAGTGCCGTTGTTTAAAAACGAGTGGGGTACATAATGTTAAAGAAATTTATAAAAAAGATTACAGGCATTCAAGCAATTGAAGACATGAAAATCGAAGCTGAGGCAGAGGCCGTAAAGGCTGTTAAAGAAGCTGCCACAGCCAAAGCAGAAGCAGAAGCTGCCAAGGCAGCAGAGGAGGCAGCTAAACTGAGCCCAAAAGATCGTGCAACTGCCCAAGGGATGCCTTATGTCACTGTTTTAGATACGCACGTAAATAAAGACAACATTAAAAATGGCTTTTTTGAGCTTGACTGGAATGACCTTTTTATAGTACAATTGAAGCAAGCTGGTTATGGCTTTGACGGTGATCCTGATGAAGAGATTGTAGATCGTTGGTTTAGGGACATTGTAAAAGGTATGCTAGAAGAAGAAGGTCTGGACACTAACAGGGGTGCAGGTTATATTAACGTGATTCCGATCACAAAAGATAAATCAGAGGTTTCATGAGCTATATCCTAGTTGATACTGCTAATACAAAGACTAACTGCACAGTTTTACAACATCCTAACTTAGAAGCAGATGATTTGATTGCAGGCTGGATTCAAAGTCATCCTAATGATGATCATGTTATTATCTCGACAGATAGTGATTTTCACCAGTTGTTAGCCCCTAACGTGAAGCAGTATAATGGTGTGAGTGAAGAGACGCATACACTAGAAGGTATCTTTGACAAAAAAGGTAAATTGGTCATTGATAAGAAAACTAACTTACCTAAGACTATTCCTGCACCTAAATGGATTCTATTTGAAAAATGTATTCGAGGCGACTCTAGTGATAATGTCTTTAGTGCATATCCCGGAGTGCGTACTAAAGGCACAAAAAACAAAGTTGGCTTACAGGAAGCGTTTGAGGATCGTAACAGCAAAGGATGGGCGTGGAACAATCTCATGCTTCAGCGTTGGGCCGACCATGAAGGCAAAGAACATCGTGTGTTAGATGACTATGAACGCAATGTTAAACTTATCGACTTGACTGCACAGCCAGAAGATATTAAAATTAAAATTGACGAAACAATTAATTCAAAAATATCAGATCCTAAGAATATTAGTCAAGTAGGAATACGCCTACTAAAGTTTTGTCAACTGTATGACATGAAAAGAATGATGGACACTATACAAACGTATGCAGAGCCATTTCAAGCAAGATACATTAAATGAGAATATGGAAACACAGATGAACTTAAAAGCTAAACCTATTGTAGATGGAAAATTTTGGATTGTTGAAGAGAATGGAGAAAAGGTAGCTATTTTACATAAAAAAGAAAATAACAAATTTATGTTAAGTTCAAAAGATGGTGAAGCATACTTCAGTAAAAAAGATGATTTAACAAAACGATTTGGTAAAGACTTCTTTCTAGTAAGTGACAAAGTAAAAATTACACATGAAGAAGTGCGAGATGTATACGAATATCCCACTAGCTGTAAGCCGTATAATCCTGTATTTAATGTACAAAGAAAATTACCATTGTTTACAAAATCAGATGCAAGTAAGAGTTTGTACTGTGCAGGATATTACACAATTAAATTTGATAAAGGATGGGTTAAATCTTTCTGTCCTAAACTAATTACTATTGAACGATATCCATATAAAGGTCCGTTTAAAAGTGAATTAGAAATGAAGCAGGTAATGTCAAATGTCAAATCCGATTAATACTATTCCTATTCAACAATTCTTACAACAGGTAAAGGCTGCTGATCTTACACAACAACGTGAGATTAAATTAGACATCAAAACTGCTAAAGCGTTAGCATTTTGTCTAGGTGAAGTTAGTTCTAAATTACTTGAAGATTACGATACTATTATTAAGCGTTTAGAATCTAGTGCAGGTGGTGCTGTTACAGTACAAATGGATGGTGGCGGGTTTTCTACTAATTAATTGATAAATATATGCGTACATAATAGGACGCATATGAGTAGACCAAAGCCAAAAGTTCTTTTAGAAAATATTAATAAGAAGAACTATAAGAGTGAACAGATCTTAGAAGCCGATGCAATTTGGGCTGTGTTCTATAAGAACGAGCCTTTTAATTTAAAATCTTCTAATAGTATTACAAATTATCCAGGTCCCAAGTATAAAAAAGTATCTTTTAGTAATCCTGGACATGCACATAACTTAGCTAAAAAGCTAAATCGAATGTTTAACTGCGATGACTTCCAAGTAGTTAAACTAACTTCTGGCGAAATCATCAAATGATTACAAAAGAGACTTTTACCAAAATCTTTTTGCAACAGAAAGATAAAAGCATAGACAGTGCTAATATTAAGCATCATATGTACAAATGGTGGCAAAGTCATAGAAGTAAAGAATCAGGCGGGTTGCGTCTTAGCGATGAAGGACTTGACTATTTGCTAAACGAATTGGAATTACGTAGTTACGAGATTCCATTTACAGAACCAATCGAATTAAGTCCCCAAACCATTATCTTTTTTGATAGGACTATGGATTTTCCATATTACCTTACAAACCAAAGTATTACTGTATTTTCGGAAAGAAAATCATTTGAGCTTTACATGTTTTCGGATGATATTCGAAAATACGGACTAGTTAAAGCAATGAATAATCAAAACAAAAATAGCCAAACGGACGAAAACTCCTAAAAAGAAGTTGACGTGACGACTGTTAGGCAGTATAATAGATACATAGACAGTTAAACTTCAACGCTTTTTTTAACCCAGGAGTATTTATGAGCGAGATCCTTTCACGTACAGTTGGCCCTAAAGCCGCTAAGAAATCCCTTCGTCGTGCTTTCAAAGCCAATCGTCCTTTGTTCCTCTGGGGTCCCCCAGGTATCGGCAAGTCTGATATTGTTAAACAAATGGGCGAAGAATTAAACGCTCATGTTATTGACATTCGCTTGTCACTGTGGGATCCTACAGATATTAAAGGTATTCCATTCTTTAATGCTACCTCTAACAAGATGGAATGGGCTCCTCCAGTTGAATTGCCCGACGAGGCTATGGCTGCTCAACATAGCAAGATCATCTTGTTTATGGATGAAATGAACAGTGCGGCTCCTGCTGTACAGGCAGCGGCTTATCAGTTGGTTTTGAATCGTCGTGTTGGTACTTATAAGTTGCCAGACAATGTACATATTGTTGCCGCTGGTAACCGTGAAACTGACAAGGGTGTTACTTATCGTATGCCTGCTCCTTTGGCTAACCGTTTTGTTCACTTGGAAATGAAAGTTGACTGGGAAGATTATTTTGGCTGGGCTGTTGACAACAAGATCCATAAGGACGTAGTTGGCTTCTTGACCTTCTCTAAGAAGGACTTGTATGACTTTGATCCTAAGTCAGCGTCACGTGCCTTTGCTACTCCACGTAGCTGGTCATTTGTATCTGAGTTATTGTTTGATGACGAGGAAGATACAGACACATTGACTGACTTGATTTCGGGTGCAGTTGGTGAAGGTCTGGCTGTTAAGTTTATGGCTCATCGTAAGATTAGCTCAAAGTTGCCTGATCCTACAGACATCTTAAACGGCAAGGTTAAGAAGATGGACACTAAAGAAATCAGTGCCATGTATTCATTGACTGTGTCATTGTGCTACGAATTGAAAGATGCTAGCGATAAAAACGACAAGAAGTTTAACGACAAGGTTAACTACTTCTTCCAGTTTATGATGGACAATTTTGAAACTGAATTAGTTGTTATGGGTACTAAACTTGCTCTTACACAATATCAGTTGCCGCTAGATCCAGATGAGATCAAGTGTTTTGATGACTTCCATGCCAAATATGGTAAGTACATTGCGGCCGCTACAGAAAAGCGTTAATTAGTAGCCAAATCCAATTGACAGGACCTACGGGTCCTGTTATAATATATACATACAGTAAATACTTAGGAGCAGAAAAATGTCAAATTATCTAGACCCAATTGTTGATAAAATTGTAGTGGCTCGTGTCGGATTGCTACTACGTCATCCGTTCTTTGGCAATATGGCTACTCGTCTTAAAATTGAAGACGCTACAGACTGGTGTGCTACTGCCGCTACAGACGGACGTCATTTATATTACAATAAAAACTTTTTTGCAGACTTGTCAACTAAGCAGGTTGAGTTTGTTGTTGCACACGAAATTCTGCACAACGTTTTTGAGCACATGCTTCGTGTAGAAGGTCGTGAACGTAAAATATGGAATATTGCCGCTGACTACTCAGTTAACGGTACGTTAGTCCGCGATCGAATTGGTGAAGTTCCGCCTAAGATTAAAATCTTCCACGACACTGCTCACTACGGCAAAAGCTCAGAACAGATCTATGATGAAATTTATGAGCAGTATGACGATGAAGAATTGCAGGCTCTCGGTGAATTGTTAGACGAACACATTGACTGGGAGAAAGAAGGCAAAAATGGTCAGCCTGCTTACTCTAAAGAAGAGCTCAAGCAAATCCGTGATGAGATCAAAGAAGCTATGATGACTGCGGCTCAGGCAGCGGGTGCGGGAAATGTACCGGCTGAAATTGGTCGAATGATTAAAGAGCTTACAGAGCCAAAGATGAACTGGCGTGAAATTTTGCGTCAACAAATTCAAAGTACAATTAAAAACGACTATACTTTTATGCGTCCTAACCGTAAGGGTTGGCACATGTCAGCTATCTTGCCAGGCACTAATTACGACGAAACTATTGATATCTGCATTGGTATTGACATGTCTGGGTCAATCGGTGATGATCAAGCTAAAGACTTTATCTCAGAAGTTAAAGGCATTATGGATGAGTACAAAGAGTACAAGATTAAACTCTGGTGTTTTGATACTAAGGTCTACAACGAACAAGACTTTGACGGCTACGGCGCTGACATTATGGAATATGAAGTAATGGGTGGTGGCGGAACCGAGTTTGACGTTAACTGGGATTACATGAAGACACATGATATTATGCCTAAAAAGTTTATCATGTTTACAGACGGTTATCCTTACGGCAGTTGGGGTGATGAAAACTACTGTGACACGTTCTTTGTGATCCACGGTAACAATACTATTGTTCCTCCATTTGGTGCTCACGCATACTATGAATTTAAAAATTGACAGTGATGCATTTTCAGCGGGCCAAGTTGAAAGTAAGATTTGGGCCGCTGAGGAATTAGAAAAAATAGCGGCTCATATTCATATCCTTAGGATTACAATCTTAGGAGGATGGTATGGGCTTCTTCATTTTATTCTCAAGTCACGTGGCAGGCAAATGATCGAATGGTGCCGTAGTTACGATTTTGATGCGAGTGCGTGTTCTGTAGCAAATGCGGTTAATAACACTTGGGAAATGGACGACTGGAAGTTCAAAGCAATTCCTAAAGATGCTAACACACTAGCATATGATGACGGTACTAACTGTGTTGTAAATACTGCAACAGAACATTTTAACAGTCAAGAATGGTTTAATAATATACATGAAGGTATGCTATGCATACTTCAAGGTAACGATTTAGACATTGACGATCACGTAAATAAACCCACTAGTTTAGAACACTTTAAAAAAATGTACCCGCTTTCGGTGCCGCTATTTGAAGGCACTAAAGAATTTAATTTCCCAAGCGGGTCATTTACTAGATACATGATTATAGGTCATAAGTAATGGCATTAAAGAACGGAAAAGTTAATGCACTTAACGCATTAGGATTAAGAAAAGTAGCATTTCCTGCTCATCATTTTCACTATACCTTATTGCCTAAATATACACCAACTTATCATAAAAGTATAGAGTCTTGGATTTATAATAATCTTAACAGTAGATACTATGTAGGACAAAGTGTAGATTTAGTCGATAATGTTATTGTATATGTTACTAAAATTGGGTTTGAAGCAGAAAAAGAACTTAGCTTCTTCAAACTTGCCTGTCCACATCTTGCCTAACAGATAATTAATAAGCATATATAATTTATATAAGGAGGTCTTATGACTGAAGAAACTAAATCACAAACTGCACCGGAAGCAGAAGCACCCACTGCACAAGACAATACTGAGCTTACTATCAGTGATCTTGCAGCAATGAAAACTATTATCGATATTGCCAGTTCAAGAGGTTCATTTAAACCAAATGAAATGATGGCTGTCGGTCAAACATACAACAAACTAACTGCATTTTTAGATACAGTAGCAAAGCAACCTAAGCAAGGAGCTTAATATGCAATCCTTAAAACATGTAGGAAGAATTAAAAAGACAGGCCGTAGATGTATGGTAGTGTTTAGATCACTACCTAACGATGCATTTAATTGCCTAATTATTCAAACAGAGAGTTTAGAACCCGATTATCACGATCAACTTGTTAGTTTAGTTGAATCTCCAGCGGCGCAAAATGCAAATGAATTTAGCGAAGTGTTAGCAAGAGGCATGTTCTCTGATGGTAGCACGATGTTACCTAGCTTATATGTTAAAGGACTTTTAACTAAAATGCCAACTGATACAATTGAGATGGTGCCAACTATGCAATCTACAATTATGCTATCAGATTTAAATCAGTTGATTGCAGAACAACAAGGTATCAGTGTGCAAGATCTTGCTGTTAAACGTGATCCAAAATATAATGTAGAAGTACAAGAATTAGCAAAGATCAGCAAACTACCAGCAGACACTGAAATGTTATCAGATGATCTTACTAGAACAACTAGTGCTAGTGTAAATCAAACTGAGTTGTCTGCTAGTGCTAGCCCGGAAGAAGCTGCAAAGCATTATCGTAGTCAGGCAGATAAGTTAGCCAAAGAAGCTGCAAAGTTTCGCAGACTTGCAGAAGACCTAGTACCAACTAAGAAAAAAGTAGCTGAGAAAGAGTGACTAAAGGGAAACAGTTTCCCAAAGACGTAGTTGAACACTGGCCTGAAGTATTCGGGGAAATTACACTAAATGTAGTTCCCCTGCAATATCTTGACTCAATAACCGTTACTTTTAAAAATTCAAAAGTTTGGGAAATAAAAATAGGTTCTAAACAGGCTTTAGATAATTGGGATTCTTTTGAAGAGAATCTCAAGGAAATGCTGTCATCATACGAAAGTGATATCGAAAATGTTGATTTTAAATTAGACACAGAGAGAGTTAAAAAAGACATGATCAAAAATACAAATAAATTTTTAAGAAAGCGAAAACTAAAATGAATGTCAAATTACTTAGCTTCAGTCAACCCACTAAAGAATTTGCAGATATGGGAATTGCAGATGCTCAAGAATTAATTGCATATTGTGCAAGAGTAAGTAATCCTAGTAATCAATTTAATACTGAAACTAGCGAGAAATTAATCAAGTATCTAGTTAAACACCAGCACTGGAGTCCATTAGAAATGGTTAGTGCTTGTATTGAAATCACAACAACACGTGATATTGCTCGTCAAATTCTAAGACACAGAAGTTTTAGTTTTCAAGAGTTTAGCCAACGTTACGCTGATCCAACAAAGGATCTCAACTTTGTTACTAGAGAAGCTAGACTGCAAGACACTAAGAATAGACAAAACAGTGTAGAAACAGATGACACGTTGCTACAGAACGAATGGTTCCGTGCGCAACAACGAGTTATCTATGCGGCACAACGTGAGTATGAATGGGCAATTAAAAACGGTATTGCCAAAGAACAAGCCCGAGCTGTTTTACCAGAAGGGCTTATTGAAAGTAGAATTTATATGAACGGAACACTACGCTCTTGGATTCACTTTATTGAATTACGTAGTGCTAACGGCACACAGAAAGAGCATCAGGAAGTTGCTAAGGCGTGTGCATCTGTAATTGCAACAGTATTTCCTATGATGTCAGGTTTAGTTTCTTCTTGATCTTTATCTAAAAACATTTCTGGAGGGAACAATTTGATATGTGCTTCAAATTGTTCTCTTAGCCATTCATAATCATTAATCATAGCAAGGGCGATTTTATCGCCCTTGTATGTTTTTCCGTACCATTCCCCTGCACTAGCACCACCTTTTACATATTCGCCCAAAGGTCGGCTTCCACCTTTCGAAGTCCAAGCTAGTAGACGCTCGTTAGTTTCTTCTTGCACTTGTCTATCAATGACGCCCGATGCTAGTTTAGCACACTCTCTAAATGCACCTCTCCATGCATTAAATGGGTTAGTTGCAAAATTGTTAATGTTAGATATCTCATCTATTATTTTGATCTTTGCTCCAATACTGGTAGTAACGTCTACCGCAGTATCTTCATCAGCCATTAGAATTAAGTGTTTAGGAATTAACTTAATACCACTGTGACCATATTCTAAATGATTGATAGGATTTATACTTTTCCAAATATGCACTACATCAAAATCCCATTCTGGAACTGTATAATGAAAATCAAATGCGTCTATTACTGTAGCATCTGCGTCTACTACCCAGAAAAAGTCAGTAACTGATTGTTTAGCTGCGGCTAAGTGTGCATTAAAAATGCCTTTAACACCTGAGATAAGTTTTACATCAGATCGCTTTTCTTTTAAATATCTCAAATTTTTATTAGCATTATTTTCATCGTACTGAATAAAAAATACATCGTATGCAAGGTACGATATAATATCAGTATAAACAAACTTTTTATCTAACTGCTCACCGGATGTATTTTTAGGGACTAGATAAATTTTAGCAGTTTTAGACTCGAATACATGAAAATATTGTTTATCCCACTCTTCAACTTTATAGTCAATCAATTTTTCCCAACCTTGAACTTCTATATCAATTAACCATGCCATCGAGGTTATAAAAGTTACCTGTTTAGATAGAGAATCTACAGAACCACTATGCTGTTTAAATTTTGCATAAGGATATGTAACTGTTAGAGTATCAATTAATTTTCTAACATTTTCGGTTTTATTTTTGTAATAAAAAATAATATCATTATTCATTCTTTGTCTAAGAAACCAGTTCCTGTCCTATATTGTTGTATGTGTACTTCTTTGAAAAATTTACTAGCATCTGCATCAAGATTTGCAATTTCTAAATCAAGTGCATTTTTTAATTCTGTTCCTAACCAGTTAATTCGATACTCTAAATCAGTTGCAGGTCCATGTCCTTTATCTCGCCAATAACTTTCTAGCCAATCAAAATCTCTAACATTAACATAGTCCCAGTCAGTACAGTTTGTCATATAACAGCCTTCTCGGGCTCCCATTATTGCCCAATCACCGTTTAACACATCTCTACCAACATTAAGCCATACTAGTAATCGTTGTAGATTTTTCCAGTGTATTTCTTTTTTAAATTCTTTGTTAGCAGTCTTGACTCCGCGATCTAATGACATTTTAACACCTTCACGGAATCCTGCACGCCATGCCTGGAATGGAGTTGCATTATTATATACGTCACTGTAACAGCTATTCATCTGAATATATTCTGCATCCCAACAAAAATCTACTTGTGCATTAGGATCATCAGCGGGTGCGTTTTCATGCGTTTTCATGTCTAGCACATACTGTTTAGGCCATAATTTTAAGCCGCCATTGCCGTACATGAGTCCGTTGACTACGTTATAGCCCGCCCATGAAATAACGCACTTGGATAAATCTTTGTGTTCTTCAAAGTTGACTTCTTGATTTAGAAAATCTTCACGGACAATATTGTCACCATCTACTGTAACAAAACGATCTGTGTCACTTAGTCTAGCACATGCCTTGTGTGCTTCATCGCTACCTTTAACGCCATGGACACGTTTTGCCCAAGGCACTTTAGTTAATAAGTCAGCGTAATTCTTTTCCGCGTTAGGCTCGTCGTAACTAAGATAGATAATATCGTAGTCTAAAATTTTAACTGTTTGTGTCATATAATATTTGATACCCAATTGTTGAAAAAAACTTTCTTACAAAGATTCTGTTTTCAACATCTGCCTCCTTGTGTAATTTGTGTTCAATATAAATTCTATCATCGTCAAGCAAATCTTTTAACAATATTTTAATAGATCTAATCAACATATTATTATAATCTTTATCTACTATAAAAATTTCAAATGCTGTATTAAGATTGTGTTGTTTTAATATTGATCGCTGATCAGGGCGTAACTGAAATCCCCATTGTTTTAGCAATGGATAATTTTCAATTGTAAACATACTGTTCCAATGATCAACATTAGGAACTTCGTCTATATTAATAAGATTAACATCTGTATCATTTTTAGAAATAATTACAGGAGTAGTTTGATCAACAAACATAACTTTGTAGTTTGAAGAAATTTTCTTTCCATTAAAAAATTCTTTTACAATGTCATATTCTACTTCAAAAAAGTTTGCAAGATCAGAGCGAGGCTCATTTGTAATTGCTAAAATGTTTCCTGTATCTTTATCGTAATATACATTATAAAGAGAATTAATTCTACTATTCATTAGAGCTTTTTCTAAAAGCTCATAAGGAATAATGTCTTCTTCTGGATTATACATTTAATTTCCTTAAAATGTTATCAGTAAGAAATGCATCTTCTACATAATGAAACACGCCTGTTTGTTTAAAATTGTTTACAAATAATTCACGTTTAGAATTAAAATTAACAATGGCCTGACTTAAAAATGATTCAGGTGTAGGATCCCAACTTTGAAGTGCAGGTTTCATGTGTGTAAATGTAAAGGGACTGTTAGTGCTAATAATTTGATCGTCTATTCCTAACAGTTTTGCGGCAATAGAAAATGTTACATCCATACTAAAAAACTTTTGTGTTTGTTTTGGTGCAACTTCATAGAAAATTCGTTGCCAGTTGTAAGTGATAAATTCTACCAGTTTAAAGAACTCTAACGATTCAGCAGACTTTTTAAAGTAATACATTCCAGAATATAAATCTGGTAAATCATTTTCTTCAAATGTTTTTCTATAAGTTCTGTCAGTAATTACACGCCCTTTGTAATCACGCACATTTGACGAGAAGAATAAATTTCGTTCTTTGGTAAATTTCCAGATGCGTTCAATGTTTTCTAAAATTAAAACATCTGCGTCCAGTGCAATAGTTTCATCATATGGACTAGCGTGATATAACTTCCAACGATTTTCAACTTTCCATTCACTTGCCTCAGCTTGATCGCCAAATGGAATAGGAATAATTTTATCAAATGCACTAACGTATTCTTCAGGCACCGTATCATTAGTTACTAGACTAATATTATTGATTGTAGGCTGTGTAGCTTTGATACTTAATGCAAGAGCATAGGCTTGTCTAACATAATCTACATCACTGTTTTGTGCAAGTACTATAAAGCCACGTGTCATACTAGTACCTCATCAAGGCATCGTGTTAGACTGTATTTGTTCATAATGTGCATGTCAAGTCCGACTGTTTTAGTTGCTACATATTCGCCTGAATAGTTTTTCTTTTCAACTAAGAATTGATATGCGTTATCTTTAATCTTAACTAAGATATCTCTATCTAATGTATAATTCATTTTGCCAGGAAGAGGGCCTGCAAATTCATCGCCCATCATAGATACTGCTATACTAAAGGCAAAGTCATTTCTAAATACGCTAGAATCAATATTATAAAGTGCTCTATAATAACTCCAGTTAGATTTAATGTTTTTTATAATATCAAAGAATGCTTGATTAGCAGTTGTCTTTTTAAAATAAAATGCTGTAGCCCAATAGAAAGGTATTGACAATTGATTTAAGTATCTAAAACTTCGATCATCTCTCCACTGTGCTAGATCAAAACTGTCTTGATAAATTAAAAAGTCTTTTGCATGTCCCCATATTTTAGACAAGTTATTGCTACTAATAATATAGTCACTGTCAATTACCAGTGTCTCGTCATAAGGGCTTAATTCGTAGCAATCACTTCTAGTAAGGTTTTTCCACGTTAATGTTTTAGAGGCAAGTGTTCCGTCGTAAAATTTCTTTGTTTGACTAGTATCTGAATTAATAGTTATGATTCTATCAAAAACTGTTTTAGCTGTAGGTTGGCTTTGTAGTAGCCAATCTTTACTATCTGTAACTAAACTAACAGGAACATTTAAATATTTTTCTACTCGTTGAGCAGCATATAGTGAAATCTTTGCATAGTCAATTTCATTATTATTTTGTGCAAAAATTAGTACACCCTGTGTCATAGTTCAACTAAACCTTCAACTCGGCGTTTTGACTTTATTTCACCATATTTAGCTAGATACGCATTAGTGGCTAGACTGTAGACGTTTAAAATACTGTTAAGGAATTCTTTAAGATTTACCACGTTCAGTGGTATGTTATTATCATCTAAAATAACTGATTCTGTATTTCCAAGTTCTGTCAATGTATGTACAAAAACAATTAACTCACGAGTTACTGTAAATGTAGACCCTTGAAAATAATAAATGAGATTTTGTTTATATTCTTCTAAAGCAACTCGTCGTAAGTTGCTTAAACTTGCCATGTAATTGGCAGTTTGAAATGCTTTTTCTAATCGTTCGTCCACAGGCGCCTCCAGAGCTAATACTATAACTTATAGTAGTTAGCTTGTCAAGAGGCTTGAGTAGATTAGTCTTGAACAGCTTTTAGGCTGCTGTTGGTGTCAGTACGGAAACGTTTACGCCGGTTGGACGGAATTGTGCAAACACTGAGTTTAGTGTTGGCTGTACATCTTCGTCAAAGTTTGGATCGCCAGCATCATTATCTTGGTATTCTGCTGTTAAAATAATTTGAGTAGAGTCTGCACTTTTTCTTGCATATAGATAATATCTATTTTCAGCATACGCACCAGAAGGTGCTGCTTTTTGTCCAATTAATTGATTGCTAGTTGTTAGATCTTCAAATCCTATAGCTGATCCTGTTGCACTAGCACCTGTGTATGTAGTGGCAGTATAATTCATTCGAAATTCACCCATTTGAGTGAACATGGTATTCCACGTGTTATTTTTACTAGTGCCTGTAGTAATATTTGCACTAGCACGTAATGATCCGCCAGCATTAAAGAAATAACGTAGGTTTGCGGCTGCACCGTCTCCGCCTGCATTACCAGTAATAGTAACTGTATGAGTTAGTGTACCGTTCCACGTTGCAGACTGTGTACGAGTTAATAGACTCTCATCAGTCAATTGACCTCCGCCACTAGTACTATCAACTGCATATCTGTTAGTAGTTATTGTTGTTGCCATTGCTGCAAATTGTGCTCGCAATGCCTCAGTAATAGAAGCACCGCTTGCAGGAACAACTAAATTTAAACCGTCAGTTGCAGTACCACTGCCAACTGCTGCACCTAGCTGGTGTTGTCTTGCACTAACCATATCAGTTCTTAAATTTAACCATTGCAATGCTGTTATAACACTACCAGTTGTTACGTCGGATGACGCTAATGTTTGGCCGTAACCTGCTGTGTTTCTTCCTAATACATTGTTAACTGTAGTTCTAATAGAATTATAGTCTGTATTTTGAATTAATTGTCCTACGCCTGCTGCCATTTTCTTTCCTTACAATATAATTGCTTCTACTAACTTTACACCAGTATCGTTACTAGATTCTAAAGCAATAGCAAACACATCAGTTGAATGCTGCACTCCTACACTAGCACAGCCATCGTTAGCTGCAATAAGATTATCACCTTTTTTCACTGCGCCAATAACTCGAACAGGTACACGCCCTTTTAGTGCAACATAAGTACCGCCTTCTAATTCGCTATTCATCATGTAAGCAGGATTTGTACTTACTGCACCAATTGCACGTTTGCCCCATGAACTAGCAGTTACTTCTTTTTCTCCACCTACTACCATAACAGTACCTGGTGCATATTCTGCATCTGCAAGATATTTTTCTGCTAAGTCAGCAAATCTAGCTGTTGAAGCTATACCTTGGAATACATTAGCAAATAAATCTCCAGACCCGTCTCTAGCTGCAATAGTACTTGCGGTTGCTGCTGTAGCAGCAGTTCTTGCTGTTCCTGCAACATTTATACTATTTGCCTTTGTTGCATAACTAGCGGTTCCCCAAAATGTATGAGCTGATCCTGTTGTAATACCTGTTATTCCGGTATTAACTAAAGTTAACCCCTGCTTAATAACTGAGAAACCTGTAAGATCTGTTTCTATTGCAGTGTCAACTGTAAATTCATCTGCTGAAATAATATAAACAGTTTCATCATCGATTACTGCTTCTACAATAGCATGAATTCCTCCGCCTGGGGTATCTACTACTGTTCTAGATCTCATCTGTGTAGTGCCAAGACCCGGAGCAGTTTGTGGTCCAATTAACACATAATCGTCTGCATCAGTACGTGCATACAATTGATTATTACCATTATCAAACCAAAGATCGCCAGTGCTTAACCCTGCAGGAGCAGTTGTTTTTACTTCTGCACCGCCTGTTGTACGCCAAACATTGTTTTTATCATAAAACTTTAATTTGTTTTTTTCACTATCAAACCAAAGTTGTCCACTAGTAGGACGTGGAGGTGCGCTAGTGCCTGAGAAATTCTCCAGCAAATGTAAGAAATTCTCATTTTGTACTTCACCATAACCTGCGTAGTTTTTACCGATAAGTTTAATATCGAGTGTACTGTCGATCGTACCGTCTTCTACTACTGTTAGTGTTGTACCATTATACTTGTCAATACTATATGGCATTTAGTTCCACCCCTTAACTTTATATATTTAGTTCAAATCAGCCCAAGTGCCTGGTGCGCCTGCAACAGTGCAAACTTGAACTACATTATCTGTTGTGTTATATATTAACTCGCCTTCTTCTGCATCTATTGCATCTCGATCGCCAGTAGTATATAACGGTAATTTAAATTTTGTACTTGCTCTAAAACTGCCTGCAACATCTAGCGTGTACGCAGGTGATGATTGAAAAATACCAATTCTTTCGTTTTGACAATCAATCTTAATAGCATCTTTAGTTCCACTACCGTTTTTAACACGGATAGCAAACTCTGTAACACTTGAATTGATTGATTCTATTTTAAATTGAGATGTTGAAACATATACTTCAATTTTTCCGCCTAGAAGCATTAACTTTCCTGGAGTTGCAATACCAACAGCATCACCAGGAAGGGACAATGTGCCTCTCGCATAAATGAAAGGATCAGTCGTACTTAAGAAATCATTAGTAGTTTTTAAGGTTTGTGAACTTACATCAAACAGTGCATCAGATTCTGTAGCTCTTACATTGAATTTCATACCTGCCAAAGTACCTGCATTAAATCCTGGTTTAATTGTTCCAGTAAATCCTGGAATAGCAGTTATTGGTTGAAATGCAACGGTATTTTTACTAAAAATTCCAAGTAAAGTTTGTGCTACCCACAAATAAACAACTACTCGCAATGCACCATTGCTATCGTAAATAGACTCAACAGTAAATCCAGAAAGTCCTTGTGTATCTTTGTATATAGGACCTGCTAGTTGTAAATCTGTACCGTCAAAGAAATGTAATTGATTTTCTGCACTATCGATCCACAAATCACCTTGTACTAGATTTGTTGGTGCTGTACCAGTAACTAGTGGGCCGCTACCTATTCGAAAACCGTTGCCGTCGTATACTTTTAGTCTATTTTCAGCAGTATCAAACCATATTTGTCCAGTAATAGGATTGTTAGGTTCACTTGTATTTGCAAAATTTTCTAATAGCTTTACTAAGTTTTCGTTAATAAACTCGCCGTATCCTGAGACATTCTTACCAATAAGAGTAAGATCCGTAGCTATCTGATCAATTGCACTATCTACAACTTCTGCTAACAAAGAACCGTCTGTTTTATTAATCTTATAAGTCATTAGATAATCCTACCAGTAAAAATTATGTAGTTTATTGTTAAGTATGGATTCATAACATTTAACGGAACATCAGTTATTACTGAATCTACGCCACCTGCGGTGGTTAAGAATTTAGTAAAACCTGGAATCATCTGTGCAGTACGGCCAACTGAATCACTATCAGTTATGCTGGCTGCTCCGCCTGTATCATCACTTGGAGCATAAAACTGTGTGCCGCCTGCTCCAGTTAAATCATGAGTATGATCAGGCAAGTTATTAGTTAATATTGAGCGTTCTTCAACTCCATTTCCTAATCCTACTTGATCGGCTGTGATTTCTGTTACTCTATCTGCACTAGATCCAATAGTTGGTCCAGCAGTTACCCCCGATGGTAATAAGGGAACAACTAATCCGTTGTTCATGTTATCAGCACCTAGCGGGAATCTTCCTCTAAGATCAGGCAACCTAAATGTAGCTAGTCCCAAATAATCAGCAGGACCTTTATAAGTATTACCTAAAATTGCATACAATTCAGGGTACGAACTAATCTGAACTTCAGCGCCATCGCATAGCAAGTATCCGTTAGGAACAATTGATCCAGCAAATGGCATAATGCAACCTGCAGGAACAGTTGCTACTGTCGATAAGAAACTAGTCTTTGATAATTTTCTTACACCAGTTCCAACTCTATTAATTAAAAATTCATCAGTGCCTAATGATTCAAAAACTTCAGTTTTAGATGAAATTAAAGTTGGACTTAGTGCTGTGGTAAACACTGCAACGCCTCCTACTTGTTGTCCATTAAAACTAATTGTGTTACTAGTAATGTCTCCAGTAATTGAAAAATTTGTTGGGCTAGTTAGTGTAGTGGCTGTACCTGTTACTGATCCATTAAATGCTCCGGAGAATTCTCCGGTAAACACAGTAGAACCATCTAAGTTTCCAACAGTGTTAGCAAATATTCTTTGATAACGTTTATCTTCAGCACCTAAATCCCAACTATCATCGTCGATAGGTTTAACAGTATTAGTTAAAGTAGTTCCTTCAATGCTTGCGCCGGTCCCTACTCGCAAAGTTTTACCAATACTAGCACCACCTGTTGTTGTGATACTACCGTTTGTAAGTGTAGTAGAGTCGTTAATGGCTGTAATTTTAAGGCCGCCAGTAGCTGCAATTTTTCCGATAATGTCCAGTGCTTCAGTCGGTGCTTTGTTTATACCAACTTTAGAATCTACAACAGTAATAACATCGGTCGCTGTTCCGCCTTGATTAGTTCTAATAAAAATACTAGAACCTTCATTCTTATTGTACAGAACTGCTGCACCATTTTTAACAGTTAAAGATGTAGTTAAGTCGGCTCCGATAGTTAGCCCTGCATCATTACGAAGGTTAAGTCCATAATTTGAAGTACCAGTAACGTCAGTACGGAGGAAACTATTTGCATCTAACCCGTCTGGATACCCGGACACAATTAATTTAGATGCTCTATCTGCTGTACCCCAAAATTTATTAAGTACAGTACCATCAAGGTCAAAGTCTTTACTAGACATATTAATACCTTGATTAATTGTAGTAAATCCAGAGATAACTGACTTCGGAGTAAATGCATCTTTACTAACAATTGCTATTATTTCTCCACTAACTATAAAATTTAAAATAGTATGATCAATATTAAAAGTATCAGTTGCTATTTCAATTTTTGGTCCGGATTGTGCGCCTTCACTAAACTGTGGGCCTACTAAAATCCAGCTAGAACCAGACCATAGATATAATTGTTGATTTGCAGTATCGACCCATAGATCGCCAATAACTGCCGTAGTTGGCTGTAGTGTTTTCTTTGTAACATTGCCGGCAGCTACCCAACTAGTGGCGCCACCGCCATCGACAGTACAAATTTTTAGCTGAGGCTGTGGTGGATTATTATCAGAATCTGTATCGTACCATAACTGACCAATTACTGGATTTACAGGTGCTGTAGCACTGGCAAAGTGTTCTAATAAATGTAGGAAATTTTCTGCTAGAACTTTAGAATAACCTGTATAGTTCTTACCTACAAATCCTAAACTTGTTTCGACATTGATTGTTTGATCTTCTACAGTAATACTACCGTAGTTCGGTTTGTCTGTGCGGTCTATTTCATATGACATTATGCTACCTCACTTAAACCAGTTAAACTTTGAATACGCACAGTATAGTCAATTTGAATTAGACGATTTAATGATTTTTGAACTGGGTGAAAAATAACGTGAGTTAACAACCGTCCTGAACCAGTTGGATCATAAGATTTTAATCCTAATTCATCAAATACAAATGTTCCATTTGTATTAGTAGAGTTATCAAATGCATCTTGTACGCCGGGCTCGCCGTAGTCAAGTAAACAAGTAATAAAGACATCAGTATAGTTTGTACCAGTAACATGACGTGTTTCAATTTTATTACGAATTGGATCAATGTTTATGCTTGACTGATCATCAACAACCTTAGAGTAAGTTTCGTTATATAAACTTGCATTAGTTCCTGTTGAATTTGGTGTTAAATATGTAATAATACCAGTAGGATCAATTGTTGTCCCGCCGTTACCAAACGCCATTTGATAGATAAATCCTTGTCCAGCATTTGCAATGCTCTCTGCTAGAGAAATACTCATGTTTTCATAATGAATTGCATTACGCTTATTAATATACACTTCGCCTGTTTCAGGGTTATGTATTTTAATATGTCCTTCGATGTGGATTCCTGTTAAGTCTTTACCTTGCATAGTTGTTCTCTTTTGTGTATTTACCTAATAATATTAAGTACGTAGATTATAATACTACTGCCATTACGATTCCTGCTTCTAAATCATCTTTAGATTCTAAACTTTTTGCAAAAACAGCATTAGCAGAAAAATTAGCCAGTGCAACTTGCGCAAAACCAGGAACATTACTAGTAACTAATAAATCTCCTTTAGCAACTGAACCTACTACTTTTACAGGAACCTTACCTCTAAGAGCCACTGCTTGTCCGGTACTTTCACTATTCATTACATATGCCGGGTTAGTAGAAATAACGCCAGCAACTCTAGTATCTGCAAATTTTTCTGTAATAGTAATTTCATCACTTCCGCCAAATACTACAACAGTACCTGGGTCATATGGCATATCACTAATATATTTTTCTGCTAAGTCAGCATATTGTGCCGACGATGCAATTCCTCTAAATACAGTTGCATATATATCTGCACTACTGTCTCTAACAGGAATAGTATTTGGTATTGCTGCAACTGATGCAGTTCTATTAACCCCAGCAACTCTTAAGCTGTCAGATGTTTCTGCTGTGCCTGCAAGACTATCTCCTTCTTGCAATTCTTGTATATTTGATCCGTTTAATACTAGAGGATATCGGAGTGTCATGTTGTTGTCCTTACGAAATTAAAGTTATGTTAGTTATCACTCCGATCCTCGAAGTGACTGGGAGAAATCCTGTAGCAATATTAATGTTAACTACTGTTCCTTGATTCTGTGTGATTGGCAAAAAATTATAAATTGTAGACCAAACTGGGGGTCTTGATACAGACCCTGTACCAGTCTGTGCAAGAAATTTCTTAACATTGGTTAAGTTTCCAGGTAATAGTACAGTTTGGCTTGAGCTTAATTGGTAGGGGATAGAACCTAAACTTCCTCCAGCTATATTCGAAGTTTCTGCTGAAATAACTCCATCGGTTATCGAGATGCCCGCGCCAATTTTTACGCCACCTAGTACAGTAGAACTAGCTGTTGGCAATGCATAATCTACACTTAAAACACTTGTTTCACTAATATTTAGACCCGAGCCGATTCTAACGCCACCTAATGCTTCTGCTGTAGCTGGTGGTAAAACGTAATCACTGTAATTTCTTACAGACAATACACCAGTATCGCTAATATTTAGACCGCTGCCTACTTTAACTGACCCTATAACAGTAGAAGAAGCTTGTTTTACTATAGCAGTCTTTAAATTAGCCAGAGTAATTTTTTTAGTGATAACTCCATCACTGATAGGAAACACAGCATTTTCTGCAGGCTGTTCAATTTTTGCTAGGTCTGATATTCGTGCCATGTTTAATCAAGCTCCAATGGTTCATTATCGTCTGTTAATAGTGTTACACCTTCGTCAGTTGCTAACACATATTGATATTTATCAACCAAATACTGTGAGAATATTGTCTCAGTATTTTTAATAAAGTTGGCAATATCAGTGTTTGCGTAGGTTAAATCTTCATCATTTCTGTTCCAAATGTGTCCAACTTTTTTAACTACTGTTACTTGTGCTTCTTCGTCTGCGGCAGTAGTTAATGTAACATTATTTGACGAATTATTGATTGTAAATTCAGCAGCTAGTTTTATATCGCCTTCTTTTGTTGTACCAACAGGGCTAAGTTCTGATATTGGTACTGCTGGGCTATATGGGTAACCGTTAGATTCTTTAAACAATGTATAATTGTTTTTCTTTAATCTATATCCGCTAGCAAATACTTCCACAGAATTCTTAACAAGAGTAGTAGTTTCGTTAGCTGTCATTTCTCTACCTTGATATTGATATTCTGTTGTAAATGTGCTCGGTGTAAAGTTTAATGATATTGTTGCATCGACCCCATTACTAATCACAGTATCTGATATAATTCTATCTTTATACGGAATAGTTTCAGATGGTCCAATATCAAGTACAATAGTTCTAACTCTATGTAGTGCTGGTGCACCTGTACCTAATGTTGCTCTACGAAGTTGTCCAAGAACATTACCTACCTTTGTAAAGTATTCAATACGCTCGCCGTTGATTTCAATAATACCGGGCAAGTTTAATGCAGGATTAGGCGGACTTAGATTATTACCGTCAACTAGATAGATATTAAGATCTTTTTGTTGCAAGTCTCTAGCAAGTCTTGTAGATTTAGCTTTTGAAATACGTTTGTAATGTACACGATTTAACATGTCTTTAAACTGCATGTATCCATAACTAGCATTAACAATCCTATCACTAAAACAAATAACGTCTAACATATCAGATGTTAGAAGAGCAGTTTTTAACTTAATAGTTACTAGATCAGAATCTAAATAATAATCAATACTATGTGTTAATAATTGATTGTTTTTAATGATCCAAACATAATCATCAATTGCAACAGTTCTATTCAGTTTAAATCTTTTACCAAGCAAGTTCTCATAACGGTAATAATCGTAAGAACCAGGTACAATTGATCCTGAAAAACTTGTAAACTCCGCAGTTCTTTGAATTTCCTCAACATCATGATTGAAGAATGAAATAACTTCTGTTGAACTTAAAGTCGGAGGAGCTGTAACAAATCTAATAAATCCAGAATCAATCGTATAATCAGCATTGGCAAAAGATGAGACTGTTAATAATGCGCCGTCTTTATATACAGATTTTCTTAAATTTACACTCATAACTGCAATGTCAAAAATGTAATCTGAACCATATGCTAACTCAATACCGTCTACATACACCTTATAGTCTGTAGGTGTTGACACATATGGTCGAGATTTGTAAGTTGTTAGTGCATAATTTAAAACATCATCTGCAAGAGTAAAATACTCTGTTACAGATGGTTGTAAAATTTGTCCGTCTTGAATAACTAATACATTATTAGCAGCTGGTTCTTTTATACCTACAGGATTTGTCAAAGCAAACTCTTTATTAAGTCCGTTGCCAGCAATAGTTTCACTTCTAATAATAGAAGCTGCCTGATTTTGATCACTTGTTATCATATAAGTGATTAAAGATCCTTCAGCTATGCTAGATCCAAATCTAATACCTACCTTTCCTGGAGAGTCGTATGAATCGTTAGTGTTAAACAATTCATATGATACAGCCAATCCATCAACTAGAACCACTGAGCCTAATCCTTGTAGTTGCCAGGCGGCTGCTGTTATATACTCTGATGTTGTGCCGTCAGCTACAAAATAATTAGTATCCATTAGATTATCAGCAGCTACACCAAACGATATTATGCTAACAATCTTCATACTAGCAGGTATTACTGTTAAAGTAATTGTTTGAGCTTGCCAGTTTACTGTGTAATCAATACCTTGTTTTAATATAACATTATCAATCTTAACAAATATCGATGCAAAGTTATTTAAAATTTGTCCAATAGTGAATTCATTAGTAACGCCGTTACCGTATTGATTCTTAAAGTAAATTTTTGCAGAACCAGATGTAGGTAACTGATAAACTTTAATTGCCACTGCGTCTGTAATGTATCCTGGAACAATTTCTTCAGGAGCAGCACTTGTCATTGGAGTTACAAAGCCGTCACCGTCTAATATAATGTCATCAGGAGAAATACCTGTTGCGCTTGAATAAGCAAGGTCACCACCACTTAACTGCGTATCATATTCGCCAGGTTGAGGAGCAAAACTTCCATCGCTTGTGCTCTTACGGAAAATAATTTTATCTCCGTTATTAATAGTTAAGTTTAAGCTAGGCAAATTAACTATAGAAGTTGTGCCGTTTCCAACAATAGTATCCATAACTACGTTTGGTTTGTTAGCCATAGGATATGATACAAAATCTGGGTCGTCAATTCTTATAAACGGATCATATGAATAACCAACAACAGCGCCGCCAGTACCTAGTACTGCAATAGCATCTAATGTGATTGAGAATCTGTTGTCAGCAATTACTTGACGAATTCTGTATGTTCCAGTGTAGTTACCAGTTGTTACTCCTGTAATTCTAACAAACATGTTGTCGGTTAAGTTATGAGGTGTAGCTGTAGTAATCCACACAGATGTAGTATCTAACGGAGATACTATTACAGAACTTATATTAACTGATACAAGCGGATTGTATCTAGAAATATAAACGTTAATTTTTTCTCCGTTTGACGGAGTATACGGTAATTTGAAGGACTGATACTGAGGTGTAGCTGTTCCAGTACCGCCTAGATTCTTAACTACTAACACTTGTGTGCCAACAGTATAAGTTACATTGGTTGTACCTGCAACGGCATTCCAGTCAGTTGTACCAAGTGATACAATAGTATAATATCTGCCTTCAAAGAAGTTTCCAGCTTTTACAACAGTTGTACTTACAACAACAATATAGTCGTCAAGTGCCGAATCAAACCCGTCCCACGAATCAGTGAACCAAGGCAAACTATCCCAGCCTCCGCTAATGTTAAATCCTAATCCAGTAACATTTACGCCACCGTAATCAATTCCGGTCATTAGCTGTGCTAAATCTTTACCATACATTCCGCTTTCTGGACTGTAGTAGAAATTAATTCTGTCAGTAGCTGACAAGTGAACTACGTTTTTCTTATAAGTTATCTCAACTACTGCACCAACTTCAGGCGCACTAGTTAATGTTAACAATCCAGAGTAGCTAGTGTACCCTCTTGCTGTTGACGTTTTAGTTGATAGTGCATAGTCGTCTCTTAACAAGTCAATGCCGTTTACTCTAACATAACAATCTTTGTCAATTTTAATTTCAGGACTAAACTTTAACGGCCACTGCAATCTTGATCCAGTGCCTGTAAATGATTCAGTTTCTGTAATTTCAGATATAAAGTAAGTTTTAGTAATTCTATCAAACTTAATGCTAATCTTATTGGCCCTTACAACTTCACTTTCAATTATTACCGATGCTCTAGCTGCTGTTCCACCGACTGCTAATCCGCCTTCAATTGTTATTGTCGGTGCTTTTAAATAACCAGTACCATTTGATACTAGTTGTATTCTATTAACTTTGCCATTGGCAATATATGCGTTAGCAGTTGCACCTTGTCCGAATCCGCCTTCAATTTTAACAACAGGATTTTCAATGTACCCGGCGCCGCCGTCAACAAGTTCAATACTTTTAACAGTAAAGCCAACATGATCGTACCAATGTTTCCAGGGATATGTAAGAAGCTCAGGTGATTCTGATTCAATTTCTCCTAAACTATTAATTTTAACATCAATAGGTGTAACTTTAAATCTAAGATCAATTGTAGGTAATAAATCAAAATCTGTTACTGAAGTTTGAGAATTATCTAATCCAGTATAAGAACTGACATATTCTCTAACTTGTGTTCTGTATGGTTTAACTTCTTTAATGTAATCTTCAAAGTTTTCTAAATTATCACTATTATAATTTACTTTTTGTTTTAAGCTACCAACATTATGAGTAGCTTTTACAAAACTAGTTTTGAACGCCCAGTCAATAAATGTTTGTTCGTGTAGTGCATATCTTACAGATGCAAAGAATAGTTTTAAATAATCTACTCTTAATTCGTCAACAAGAATTTTGTCTCGTAGTGTATAGATAATTATTTTTAATTCAGCTTCTGCTAGATTGTCATAAATTTCAGAATCAAATAGCGCACTATCAAAACCAATAGATCCGTAGTTGTATAAAATATCTGAGAATTGTATTGTTCCGTTATTTCTTCCTATAACTTTATAGTTCTGTGTATAATCAATAGTAACCAGAGTGTTATATTTTTCTAACAATAACCATCCACCAGTACCGATGTTATTAACTTTTACAATGCTGTTAACTGATACATCAAGTGTGGCAAGCTCATATGTGTTTTCAACAACGTAATCAATTTTAGTAAACTGATTGTATCCGGTTGCATACCAATCAATGTATTTCCAATATCTAGTAACATCATAAGACTGTCCTTTAGAACGATCCCATTTTAATGTATTAGCATTCCAGGTATGTGTACTCCACTTATTAAAAGTATTTGAGTCACTAATAACTAGAACAGTGAACGGTCTTACAATTAATCGTGTTTCTAAAATACCTTCTAGATATCCTTCTCCAGAATTTACTACTTCCACACTAGCAACTTGTCCGTTGGCATTTATTTGTGTGCGCAGAATGGCGTTACGTCCTTGAGTATTAGTCTCAATAGATACATAAGGTGCGTTAACATAACCACGGCCAGCCTTAATTATATCGGCGCCGACAATTCTACCATTTTCAATGATAGGTATTAATTGAGCCTGTTCTAATGTAGCTACTCCGACAAATCTTAATTCGGCATCGGTATCAATAGTAATGTCCCATGTACCAGAAGATGCGGTTGGTAAAGCATCAAATTGTTCAAGGTCTGATAAATCATAATCATCAGCAAGCAATTTAGTAGACAGTACAGAATTAACACGCTCTATATATTGTTTCAATGCTTCAACACGATTAACAAACATGCTTTGTCTTGGTCTAAATCCTACACCGTATCGTTGTTTGAAAGGTAGTTTAATGTCAGGCACAACACGATCATTATCGTCTTTTCCAATTAAACTGTGTATCCATTTCTTTTCAATTTCTAAAGGTAATACAGTATTAGGATGCTCACTTACAATTTTCCATTGATTGTGTGCATTTGTAGTAGTATAATTCATATCTACAGTCCAATATTGAACTGTAAGATTAAAGTTAGTACCGTCTATTAAGTTAGCTGCATTAACAAGGCTAAAAGAATTAGATCCAGTTAACGCCAAGCAGGTGTATCCTTCAGATATAGGATCTGAAATAAGTCTCGAAATGTTATGTGCAGAAAGAGAACGTCCTATAATGTCAGGAGCAACTGTAGGGTTCTTAACCCAGTAATAGTAAGTCTTTTGGAATGATTGCGATATCGAATCGTACTTTTTCTTAACGCTGTATGCAGAGTTTCCGTATCGACTTTTACCAGTAATGTTTAATGAGTCGCCCTTATCAGTGCCCGATAATGCATCCCACTCAGAAGGCTTGTATTTTGTCTCTATCCATTCATAGATATCAATGCTAGCAGTTTCATAAAGTTTATTCCATGTACTTGATCTATAAACAATATTACCGCACTGGTTATCAATAAACTTAGCTCTAGTTAAATCCCACCACAACATTCCTACTTGCGATTTAGTCCAGTTCATACCATCATCATAATTTAATAATGAATTATTAGGAACAGTTCTATCAGTATCAAAGCTGTATGTTGCAGGGTCAAAGTAAGTTTTGTAACTTAATTCTTGATCAGCCGGGCCTGGAATTTTGCCTTGTATTGGATCAACAACATCAATGTAAGATGTTAATTGATTGTTAGTTCTATCATAGATAAAAGATTTTTTAATCTTATATGCATTAGGGCGTAGAGTTTCTTGATATAAGACTTGCCAAGATGTTTTTCCAACAGCTCTAGAATATGCATAGATCTTTCCATCTCTTGAGTAATTAACAGATTCGTTAGGAGCACCAACAAGAATTATGTTATTAGCTAAAGCAATTGAATGTCCGTAATCATCTTGCGAACTGTTATTCAAGCTAGTAACTAAACTTTCTCCATATACATATTTTGTATTATAGCAATCGTAAATATCCACTCGGCCAGCATCAACTTGTGTATTTGAAATTCTAGTTGAATTGTTATCAAATGTTGTAGAGAAACCAGTTAACGGCGACAACGGATCGTTAATGTATCTAGTTCCATACGTTGCCAATGCGCCGTCGAGTAAATCAGAGTATACATCTAATGTTGCTGTATATTCAACATCACCATTGGCGGAAAAAATCGCCAACGTATTATTTGCGCAAACTACACTTACACCAAAATGTTCATTTAGTTCTTTTTCATTACTGAATATTACTTGTAATAACTCATAATTAGTAGAATTAAGAACTAAAACTTTTCCAGAGTTAGCAGTTAATGTATTAGAAAACGGTGCGCTAGCTATTATCTTTGAGCCGTCTGGAGTTACTGCTAGCGATTCTCCAAATCTATCTCCGCTTACAATGGATGCATCCGTATTATCAAATACTGTAGAAGTATTAATAGTTGCATCTAAGCTGTATGCAGTGCCGTTTATTTTGTAAATGTAAACCGCACCAGAATTGGTACTTGTGGCCGGTGCAGATACTGCTAACAAGGCGCCACTACTAGACATGCTAATAGAATAACCAAACTCATTACCACTACCTACAGATAACGATGTCCCAAATGATGCCCATCCAGATTCATTATTAGTTGTAATATTTGTAATATTGTTAGAGGTAATTGTTACTGTATTTTTATAAGTATATACCTTGTTGGCTGCAGAAACTGCCATATAATATACAGTTGTAGTTCCAGTAATAGCTGATGTACTCACATCAGTTACTGTATTTCCAATAACAACTTTACTTCCAAATCTTTCATTTGCTTGAGGCGATTGGCTTGTAATGATGCTATCTAGAGAATAAGTGTTATTACCAGTTCTGTTATATATTCCAACATATCCCTGGGCAGTTAATCCGCTGCCGTCAACATCAGATGCACCGGCTGCTGAAATTGCAATCCATGTACCATCTGGAGAAAATGCAATGTTATTTCCAAATTCCAATCCAACGCTATCTGAACGAGTAATATCAGGTAGTATCTGTGCATTAGGAATCCAAGTAGTAGATGACGGATCCTTTGTATATGTATAAACAATATCGTCAGCTACTGTAATTGCTGCAAACTGTCCGTTTGGTGACAGCGCGACGTGCTGACCAAAATGTGAATTAATACTAGAGTTAAAATTATTAAATGTATTTGATTTAAAAACTTTATTGTTTTTATAAACAGTAAATAGCCCTTGACCGTTATCGTCTACCCAAACTTGCTCTCCATCTTTTAATGTAGTAGGCATTGTTGCATTAATATCGTCAATACTATTTGATCTTACTGATACAAAATTGTAAGTTAACACTTGCGACAAGTATTCAAAAGGACTAACCCAACCTACTATGGTTGTATTAATTTTGATTAATCTATCTGAAACTTCTGTAATTTCATAAAAGCCGTTAATGAACGATGCGTTTTCAATCCCAATAACATTGCCAGCTTGTAATAAAGGTATTCTGTCACATTCAATTGTTAAAACGTTAGCTAAGTATGTTACGTTAACTATTTTAAAATTGTTACTAGTAAATCTGTAAATGTCCCAATTCCATACTACCGTAGTTCCGTTAATGTCCACTGGCTTATTTTCAAATGCACACCAAACATAATCACCTTCTGTAAAAGTTGATATGTCTGTCCCGACAACATCAGTTAACGTATCAACATTTAATTTAACATCTTCGTATCTAACATATCCCGGTGTTCGTAAATATGGTGCAGTACCAACCATAGGCCAAGGATTATTATTGTAACCTACAGGTTTAATATATACATCAGATGGTACTTGTCTATACACAAAATCTACTACAGAAGAATCAATCGCTGATGTTAACTCAAACGGTTGTGGATTTAATTTAAATTTACTTTCATCAAGTTTAAATTCTATTTCATCAAATATTGCAGTCGATCCGTAGTTGCCTACACGGATTGCCCATTCTTCATTGAATGTTAGACTTTCTTGATTATCTGCACTCAGTACATCAAACAATTTACTAAAGACATTTTGTGTGCCTTTTTCAATAATCATTCCTTGATAAAATTTATATTGGCTTACATCATCTTGAATAATATTTTCAAGGTATTGACGCTTTTGATATCCAATTAAATGCTGAGCCATTTTTTGCTGACCGGTATCAAAGTTATCGCTGTCAAGACTATAGAAGTCAGTAAACTGCATAGTCTTATATTCCCAGTTAGGCAATAATTGAGCTTCTGGTTTTTCCTCTAGTCTAATCCAATTAATACTTTCAAAATTTTCAGTTCCTACTAAAAATACACTAGCAGAATAATAAAATTCTTTGTATTTGACAATGTCACCTAAATTATAATCTGTCCAAGGTTCCCAATCTTGTAATCTGGCTTGGTCGTAGATAAATCCAGGAATGTTATATCCTCCAGTCCAGTTAGTAGAAATATATCCTAATACTTTAATGCGCTCTTGCCTGTATCCAGGTTCTAAGTCATATATTATATCATTGAACAGTGTACTGTTATCTAATAGAACTACATGTTCTTTCTGTACAAGATAGAGAGATGCACCATAAATTCCATAGTTAGTATTAGATGGTGTTAATACAAATTTTCCACCTTCTCTAAAAGTGTTAGTAAAATCAGAATCTAATTTTTGACCATCTACTCTAAATATTTTATATTCAAAGAATTTGTCTTTAATATCATTAACTACTGCATCTGTTGTGTTTAACACTAAACTATTTGCAGCAGGACTTAATGAAATGACTGCACCCACTGACCAGTTTTGTGTTGTCCAGAATAAAAATTCTTTAATTGCACTTTCCCAGTTGTTGATGTTTCTTAGATTATCATTGTATTCATCAAATACAAATCCTTGTTTTTCTAAATAAACACCGTAACCTTGTATAAAATCAACAATACTTTGTATTGTTGTAAATTTTGTACCGTAACCAATGTTTAATTCAGTTCCAGTATCCCATGCACGTCTTAATTCTGCGTCTCGTCCGCCTGTTATTGGCAATTCTGCAATTCGAGTAAAATTAGAAGTATTGAAGGTATCTTCACTTGTATGAGAAACTTTAACTCTATAATATAATCCAGATGATCTAACTATCTTCCCAACAACATAATACTTGTTAGATTCCCATACAGAATAACTTTCAGACATTCCACCAACATTAATTGTTTTGCCAGGTAATGTATAAGGATAGTATGTAAAGTAAGGTTGATCAATATTATATCCTCTCACTTCATATCCATCAGGATATTTGGTAATTGCTATTCCACTGTAGACAATTTTCTTAATAGGAGATGAAACGTTTGAAACAATTTGATAATTTTCTTCAGGTACAAATACACCACCTGAGCTTGCAATACTCTTACTATCTAATAACAATTTAAATTTAGGTTTCGATGTAAATCCACCTAGTTTAGAGCCTATATTGTTTGTTAATAGAGACAAGTTACTTGCATATTCTGTTACTAATAAAGTAGTGTCGCTAGAAATATAATCAATTATATAATTGATTAATCCAGAAGTAATTGTTCTAGTTGAGCTTAGAGCAGTTGATGGTAGTTTGATATCGGCTAGTCGAATTCTTAAACCAGTATCGGCATACACTAATTGATTATTAAGATTTCGAACAATCCTACTACGATCTAAACAAGTAGCTAAAACATGATTAGGTTTTAATAAAAGAGCAGTCTGTATTAAAGCAAACGCATAATACGAACTTCTACGCCATGCAGATTCAACTGGGCCCACATCGCCAAAAGTATAAAATCCTTCAGCAGTTGGATTAATATAACCTTCAACATGACTTGCATCATAAGGTGCAACTAGTTCACCGCTTTCATTAACAGGGTATCCTGATGCTAAAATTGATTTAGCAAATCGAGGTAATGTTCTAATAGGGAAGCCGGGCTCTCTAATAATACCGTTTTTAATATCATCCCATAAAATAAAGTTGTCTTTTGTATACGGCACTGGTCCGTATACTGAAGTCCACCAACTAGGTTGAATGCTAAATCCTAAACATTCCCAAGGATGTGTGTGAGGGCGATCTGTATCTAATGTCCAGCGATATATGCCTCTCCAAAAAGCAGGAGTTGATCTACTGTCTGGAAAAGAATTATTTCTATAATTCCACGTAAATGGATTTAATCTATCCCATAATGTATTATCTTGTTTTGTATAATCTTGACTAATGTTAGTAGTCCAGTCAAAGAAATATTGACTTAATACTAGATCAAATTCTTCTTTTGAATAATCTGTTTCTCTACTATATCCTGGAATGAACTCATAGATATCAAATATACTAGCGTCATACTTAATTTTAATATTATTAAAAATTCGTTTTTCTAATTCTAAAATTAATTCATCACGATAATCGTTGTATGCAACTGTTATACTGCCATCATGCCCTTGGATGACTTGAGTAGGTTCAAGATATGAGTTGTCAACATAGATGCTAGGCTCAAACGCAGGATATAAACCTAACTTTGTAGGTGTTGCTGGACAGAATGAACCGTCAGTTGTTTCAAACTCAAATGCTTCAATTATATCACCTTCAGCAAGTGTTGATTTAATTTCAAAAAAGTTTTCTGAACCAAATATATAATCTCTACCGTGTACTAGCTGTTGTTCGTTTACATAAATGTTTACTGCACGATTAGTTAGAGAATTTAAATTAAATGCCGTAATTAACGGATATGTTTTTACTCTTACATCTAATACTACATATTCTGATCGAACAGCTCCCGAATGTGCAAACATGTCAGACAGGTAATAAGGTTGTGTTTTTGTTTTATCTTTTGATAATTCTTCTAGAATATAATCAACATGTCGTCTAGGGTCAGTATCTATACCTGATTCTGAGGCAAGTGTAATAAATGCTCGTTTAAATTTTCCGTAATCTTGTCTTGATTGATTTAGTCCTTTTAACACGTTTGCAGTTTTAGAACCAAAGTGATATAAACTTAAATTTAGCGGACCACTATGCTGTACAAATCTTGTACCATATGCAGTTAAGTTGCCTAAATTTCTAAGATTACTATACCCCGGAAAAGCTCCGGAAAAACCGTTAATATTTTCTACAATAGAATCAACATGATCTATTACTTCTCCAAGTGTAAATTGAGAAATATCATTGTTCAATGGATTATTTTGTAAATTTAAAGGTATTTCGTAATAACCGTTTTCATTTTTAGGTTGTGATGAATAGCATTTTAAAGTTACTATGTCGTCAGCAGTAACCGC